GGGCCTGCACCGCAGACATGGTTTTGAGCTGTCTCTCCAATAGAGCTAGCGTAGTACCCACAGGTGCGTTGGCACCCATGTCAGACACGTTCATATCTGCGATTGAACCAAGTCTTCTACCTTCGTCTGTGATCTCTTTAAGTAGACCTGCCAGAACCTGACTAGGTTCTTTGTATGGCAAGGGCATGATATTGTCACGCAGTGCGCCTGACGCAATGTCCACATCTCTAAACTCTCCGGGGGCGATCGGTGTATCGTCTCCCTTGGTACGCAGCCCACGGGTTTTCAACCCTCCGGGCAAGTTAGAAAGCGTACCCGCATCAACGAGCTGTCTGATGATCGATGTACCCGCACGAGCGTAGCCACCAATCAAATGGATGTATCCTAAACCATAAGCGCCAAAACCTGGCACATAGTCGTACTGGACTAAGTGGTCTCTCTTGAGTTTGAGTGGGTCTTTTTCTTTCCAATTGCGGTAGATTGATAGAACCTTGCGCGTGCCTTTTTCAATTGAGATGATATAAGGTCTGGCGATGCCATCTTCATCTTCAAACATCGGCAAGTCATAGTCAACTTGGATCTCACAGATCTGATAGCGCTCATCGTCTGTCAATGAGTAGCCTTGCTCTTCAGCTTTTTTCTTCTCAACATCGGTGTGAATCTGTGTGGGTTCACCTAACTCAATGTCACGATAGAACCCTGAAACCTGCAACTTTCTAATGTCGTTCTTGGTCTTCCTCATGATGTGAGTCACACGCTCAGCCATGCGCGCACCACTGGATCCATAAGGAATGATCACATCTTCTGCGGGGATATAAATCGAAGTCTGTCTACCAATGTTGGGGTCGTAGTAAACTTTCTTGAACGCTGATCCTGTCAAACCTAAGTTGAACAACATCCTCTCATGCTCTGGTCTGTACTCAGGCATGCCCTCGGTCAACTCATAGTTCATATCAGCGCCAACTCGCTCAGCGGCTTCTTCCTTGAGCTTATCTATCGCACCAATGATCTCAGTCTTAACAGGGCCAGCAGCAGGGAAAGTCTCAATGATCGTTTCACTTTGAAAACGTACAGCAGCTTCTGTGAGGAGTGGGGAGTAAACGCCACAAGCACCGTTCCATGGCTCGGTTCTTTCCTCATACTTCATCCCCAATACTTCTAAGCCCTTGACGAGCATCTCAACCCAATCTTTTCTTGAGTTGATATCCGCCTCCACAAGCTCCATGAGGTCACTGGAAATTTTCCCAAGCTCACTGTCGTCTAAGTACTCGGCTAAGTTATCGTCAAATTCTGTAGGGCCTAAGTCCTCTTCGCCTTCTGGCTCCGCTTCCTCACCCGCAATTTCAATTTCGATCTCTCCAACGTCTGGGTCAAGACCCTGCATGATCCCTTGAGGCGCGGCGTATAAACTCTTTTCCATGATTGATCCTTAATAATATGATGAACGTCGGCCTGATTTGAAGTAGACTCTTTCTTCCGGCTCGTCACTCGGCAGTCTCAAGAAACCACCTTGCCTAAAACGCATGAGTGCAAGTGTTGTCGCGTCCACCAAGTCATCATGTTCTCCTGATGGGAATGCAGCGATCTCATCTACTAACTCTTCGGCCCAACGGGTCTCGGGTACCCAAACTTTACCAGACGCAATGATGTCAGCTACCGAGTTTAATCGCGCAATCTTGTCTTGTCCACGACTAGGCGTGTAGTCTTGAACCGGTATTCCCATAGCTCTTAGCTCATATATTAGGGGTGCTCCAGTCGCTTTTTTCTCAATTAACACCCCATCTGGCTGCCATTCTTGGTATTCTTTGAACACATCGTGCTTCAAATCTATCCACTCAACACGCCTTCTATAAGTGTTTAAAAGGATCAAATTGGGCAAATTATGGTCTTTATTGTTGTAAAAAACGCCCCAAAGTGTGCCCGCAGAGTAGTCAGCACGCTGAGTTTTCTCATATGCCGTGTCCCAAGTCTGCAAAATATAGTCACATTCAGGCGGTTCTTGCTCTGTCCATATCTTCCACCAGTCTCTTTTGATGATCGCAGACTCGTTTCCAACAGGATTTTGTTGGTATTGGGCTTGCCATTTTGCATTTGGCAACTCTTCTCTGAGCGCATTTAGCTCATTTAATGACCAAAACTCTGGCCATAGGGGGTTTCCCGAAGGCAAAATCGCCGGAAATTCAATGACTTCCCACTCTTCACCACCCCTAGAAGCACTTGCTTTGATCACTTGTCCAGTCAAATCTCTCATTGACCAGCGTGTCATCACGATCACAATTGATCCACCCGGCTGCAAACGCTGCCTTGGGCCAGACGTATACCACTCATAAACCTTGTCATAGACTTCTGGGTTCGTAGCTGCCATCGCAGCTTCTTGTTCTGAGTGTGGGTCATCAATAATAAGTATGTCAGCACCCTTACCCGTCACGGCACCGCCCACACCAATCGCAAAATAATCTCCGCCTTTTGATGTGTTCCACCGTCCAGCCGCCTTGGAGTCTGCTTGCAAGTTCAGATCTGGAAAGATCTCTTTGTATACTTCGCTATCCACAAGGTTACGGACTTTACGCCCAAAGCCTACCGCCAATTCCGCAGTGTGTGAAGTCTGAATGACTTTTTTGTGTGGATATTTTCCAAGAAACCATGCAGGTAATAAATAACTAGCAAACTCGGACTTAGTATGACGAGGAGGCATATTAATAATAAGACGCTTACACTCGCCGCGAGCCACACGCTCAAACGCTTCAGCCATCCTAGCATGGTGTCTCCCTGATATAAATGTTGGCCACACCTTCTGTGTGAACTTTAAAAACTTGGCTCTGGCAAGTTCTTGTTCTTTGAGCATCTCCAAATGGATGAGCTGTTTCTCCAATACCCGCATCTCCGACTCTGACAGCCTTGGCAGAATCTTGGTTATGTCTTTAAGAGAGACGTCTTGGACTTCACTCATCGATAGAATCGTTCTCTAAATCAGGTGTACTTATTGCCGTTTCAGAGACTGCACCTAGGTGCGTATCCAGATCGTCTAGCGGAGTGATGTCGCTGATATCCTCATTGCTATTAAGTAGCCTTTTGACTCTCTCTTTAATCGAGTTCTCAAGCGACTCCGACGACTTATGATTGATGGTGATTTCGCTACGGTTGGTAAACAAACCAACGTCCGAGTGCTTACCCAGCAGTTCAAGAGCTTTGATTTCAATTTTGTAATCTCCGCAATCAGCTAACTGAACCAATTTATTGGTGATGAAATTTCTAGCTTGCTGCGCATCCTCGAATGTCTGGTAGTCGTGTTGACTAATGATATTGAGAGCGGCTTTGGCAACACCGGGGTTGCTAATGTGTTTGGGAGTGTTGGTGGGCTGAGTGGTTAACTCAACTGCTTTCTTTGCGTCGTCTGCAGTGAAGTCGATTGCCCCGCCTAGTTGTTCCAAGAGCTTCGCAGTATTGACAGCGACAGCTATAGCATCCGTCTGAGTCGCAGGCTCCTCATCGGACATATCGAAAGGGATTGGGTATTCCCTAGAAGGTTCAACTTTAAGCATCGGGTAAACGCACCGAGTAGTGATGGCTGAAATATACCATAGATATATTTTTTTGCAAGGGGGGATCCTTTTTTGATACCGGGGGGTCACCTAATATAGAGGGGGTGGGGTTTAGTTATAACGAAATTTTAAAAATGGGTATCGGGTGTGCAGAACACAGTGTAGAGATATCTAGGATTCCTTTCTTGCATTTTGGGGTATACCACTCCAGTGGGTCTTTGCTTTGAACTCATAACATTGTTAGCCCTAGGACAATACAGTTTAATTATCGTGTGAACACTATTTGATTTTAGATCTTTTTTGTGGTACAATATAACCATGCAAACGATAAAACGATTGCATAACAATGTTAGTCTTAATCAACTTAGAAAGGGTTTCACCATGACAACAACTATCACTACAAACGAAGACGCAACGATTTTAGACCTTATTAACAACGTCGCAGATGCAGTTAAACGCAAATACGGCGCAACTAAGGCGCTCGCAGTTAAATTGTGCGACACTTTACCCGCCGAATGGTACAACGTCGAACATTCGGATCAATCCGAAGATGCTAAGCCAACACTCGCAGTTGCACAGTTATTCCGCGACACGTTGCGCAATGCCGGACATAAAAATCCGTCGGTTGAGTGGACACGTGTTCGCAACGAAGGCAGAGTATTCGCCGAAGGCGCTCCCGAATCCGAAGGCGCCGGTGCGAAGAAGCGCACTCTTAAACTGCGATTAATCGAAGAGTTGACTAAGTTGCACAAAGCCGGTCTCGCTGAAAAGTTCGTTAACGAAGACGAAGCCGAAGCACTCACAAGCATTGCTAGCGCATTGATAGCGCTCAATGTTGACCTCAATATGATTAAGTAAACGTGAGAAGCCCTAACATTGTTAGGGCACTCTTCAACCCAAGGGGGAAATTATGGATTATCAAGTATGCTTAGGTTTATTATTTATTGTGACTATCGTTGCATGGATAAGCGCAGAAATCACATACTATCGGAGCACTAAAAATGATTGAATTA